GTTTTCCAAAGAAAGCTTCAAACTTTTTCTCAACGTCTTTTCTAAACTCTGGTGACTCTTGATACTTTGGGTCTTTAATTAAATCATACAACGCTTCTTTAGTAGTGCTATCAACTGACTTAACATTGTCAGGAGCTGACACATCAGTCTCTCTTAACATACCACGCATCTTCTCCAGTACACCAAAACCTTCAGCTGTTGTTGCTAGGCTCTGTAATGTAGCAAACTCGCTTTCATCAAAGTTAGTTTTAGCCCAAGATGTAAAATCATTGATACGTTGTGGAGCATCTTTACCCATACGCTTTATTTCATCATCAATTGATGGTTGAGCTTCCATTAAGCCATTTACATAGATTTCCATAAGCTTACTATGAGCTTCCTGTGATAGTCCAGCTTCAGTGGCCCACTCATTGAAATTAACAAGCATTGGGTCTTCAGCATCTATCTCAGCATCAATACCTTCAGGTAGCTCTACTTTGTAACCATCTTCAGGTGAACCAGTAAATGCTCCTAGCTTAGACTCTAATCCAGCATAAGCTTTAGCTTGGTCAGCCACAGTCTTATATTTGTTAGACTTAAACCACTCAGGAGCTTCGCCCTCTCCTTTAACGTCTTCTGACATCATCCAGCCTTCACTAACAACCTCTGTAGTTTCAGTAGTCTCAGTTGATTCTGTTGTAGCTTCTGCTTCAGGTGCTACTTCCTGTTCACTTAATATTGTTTCTTCACTCATTTCTTGTCTCCTTGAGGTAAGTAATCGCCATTCTCTCTACGTTTTATGGCATTTTGAATAGTGCGTATAACACTGTTTTGCCCCTCTCTGTAATAACCTTGTTCAGCTGACTGAGTAGGAATACAAACAGGAGCTTTGATATAACGCTCCTCCCAATGGTTAAGTATCTTCTTACCATCAGGAGTTTTAAATAGTCGAGCTATCATTGCGTCAAAGTCTTTATCCACTCATCTGCCCCATTACTTGTTGTGCCATTTCAGGGTTCTGAGCTGCTGCTTCTGCTGCTTGAGCCATTGCTGCTTCTTCTTGCATCTGCTGCTTCATTGCTTCACGCTCTTCTTTGTCTCTAACTAAGTCAGGGTCAACACCAAGCAGTTTAGCGATATGCTCTGGGAAAGCTTCAAGGTCAAGACCAACTCTTACAGCATCTTCACCAACCATCATTGCAAACTGAACGAACTGGGCTAACTTGTTAACCTCATCCATATCCTGTTGCTGTGCTAGTGGTGATATAACTTTAATCTCAACTTCCTGATTACCAACCTTAATTGGAGCAACCCTACCATTACGCTGAAGAATATCAATAGCTCTCTTTATAAGCTTATTAATAAACTCCATTTGTAATCGACCAAAGGATGAACCAATGTCTGACATAAGTTCTTGTTGTCTGATTGATATTTCAGTAGCTGACTTAGTTGGGCCTTCCATTGGGCCAAGCTGGTCATGAAACAAAGCCTTCTTAATGTTCTCACGCAAGTCTTGTAACACTAACTCACTCACATTGAAGTTACCACCAGACTGTAAAGGAGCTAATGAACCTTCAGCTGCAACAGGAATCACAGCACCAGACTTAATGTTTACTGTCCAAGGATTAAGAACTCCATCATCCACAGCTGTATAAACACCAACAATCTCTTTCTCAGCGTTCTTCAGTACAAACTTAACAACCTCGTTAGCTGTCTTGATGTCAGGCAGTGCTGTCATGATAGGCCCACGACCATATCTTTCACCAGCTACCTTAGACCAACGGAACACAATCCAAGGAGAAACTTCAAAGTAGTCTTCAAAGATGACGTGCTTAGTGCCTTCTTCAATAATGACATACTCATATACTTTCTTTTCAGGATTGTAAACAGTCGCTTCAATGATAGGAACTAACTCATCTGGCTTAGTCTTCATCATCTCGTTAACAGCTTCAGAGCATTTACCCTTCTTCCAGACTTGTTTAATGTTGCGTGCTGGATGCTCATGTAACCTAAAGACAGTTTCAATTGTTCCATGAGGGCCATCTTCAACTAACAACTCTTTTAGAGGAACAGCTGTAAACTTTAGTAAGTCATCACCTTCGCCCTCATCAAGTAATAATGCTCCAGTTCCTACAGCCAAATCAAGGAACGATTCATGCACTTCAGTTGCTAAGTTAGATTGACTAATAAAACTAAACAAAGTATCTGTAACTGTTTCAAGCTGCTTATCAATCTTATTAGCATATTGTTCTGGAATACCAGTACCAGCTGACAACTTAGCCCACTTCTTAAAAGGAGGAACTAAAGTAGACTGAAGCCTTGATGCGAACCTTTGTGTTCCAATCAATGCTGTTGAATCGTATATCTTGGTATTCTTTTTTGCACCTTCTGAATGTTGACTAAACACTTCCCTTTGAGGTAATGCGTACTCATAACACTCTTTCCAGTGTGACTCCCATGCACTTCGATGCTGTTTAGCGACCTCATATCGCTTAAACAAAGCAGCAGTACGCTCTGGGCTTTTCTTATATGTTGGCATAATTTATCCTAATGTGTCTGAAAGTCCTTCTTCAGTGTTACCTTTTGCAATTAATAGAGTACGACCTCTTCTTCTGCGTTTACTAGCTACAGTAGTATCTTTCTCAACTTTCTTTTCATACCGAAGCTCCCTTTCTCTGGTCGCATCAGCATCAATCTCAGCTTGAGACTTTACAGGTGCTGGTGGTGGTGCAGATGACTTTTTTCCAAAGCTAAATGTGACTTTATCCTCTAACCATTCTAGGTTATATCGAGGTAATATATATTTCATGTATTTCTCCTTTGTATATAGTTGTGTAATTGCCAAGGTGTTACTACCCAGCAAGCTTTTATTCCAAGAACTTGCTTACATACTGTTACGCAAGTGAGCATCCCCCTAAAAATAAACTTATCTTTAATTGTTTTCTTGTATCGAATGACTGTCCAACCATTTTGCTTAAACAAATGTGGAACATCATCTTCGCTAGTGTATGGCATAATATTAATATCTAAGCATTGTCCTAATGGGTCAACCAATATCCAGTTAAAGCCATCCCATTTAAAGGCACAGCAATGTCTAAAGTGTTTTTTAGTAAACACATCCCAGAAGTGTGGAATATCTGAATCACCAAAAGCTATGTAATAATCTATTTTCATGCTGTTAACCAACTAATGTTTGCTTGTGGCTGCCCTATCCTTTCTTGTTTGCTTCTATCTCTGAAGGCAATAGCAAAGTATCTGAAGGCATCTGCATAGTGTGATGTCCAATCGTGCAAAGGGTGTGGTTTGTATACACCCTTCTTCTCATCAAACTCCTTTCTATACCTTCTAAGTGCTTGGAGACCTTCCTTTGTATGCGTCTTCTCAAAGTAACATTTAGGTAGTATGGCCCTTGTTGCATGGATTCCATCCTCTATTGATAGCCTTCGCACCACTCTAAAGTGTATGCCTAACTTACGAGCTGTCTCTAGTCTGGACTTACCAGTACCTAACTCCCTAACTTGTATATCGTGTGGAGCATAATGCTCACCAAAGACTGCTTGATGCTTTGTTCGCCACTCATGTAACCAATTGATATAAAACTGTAGGCCCTCACCTTGGTTCTCATAGCAATCAACGACACGAATCTCCATACCTACTTGCTGCACTAACCAAATAGCAGTGCTGTCTGATATTCCTAAATCCCAGTATGTATCAACAGGAATGTTAGGTTCAACTGCATAAGAAACAATCTGGTCATCAGGAATAAACTTAGCAAAGTAAGCACCATCCCTATTAGAAAGTACCTCGCCTTCCCAGACGTGGTTGTATAGGTCAATGTTCTTCTTTTTTAAATACAGCCTTTCCTTGTTTAAACTTTCTGGAAACCAAGGATTCTCAGACCAGTTAGTACGCACCACGTAAGTTTGAGGAGGGGTATTAACAACAAAGCGTTGGTATGTGTCATCCATCTCATCATTAGGGTTAAAGCTAATCATGAATTGACTACCCTCTTTTCTTAGCGTTGGGATAAGAGTCATCCAACTGGAGTATGTCAGCTGGTCAGCTTCTTCGCAGAAACAAATGTCTATACCTTCCATTGATTTAACTTTAGAGATGTTGGACTTGACACCCTCAAAGATAAAGCGTGAACCATTCGTTCCTATAATCTGAGTCCTTTGTACATCAAAGTATTTTTGAAGGCCCATTCTGTCGATTGTGTCAGACAATAACTGTAGGACTGATTCTGATATGCTTCGCTGTACTTCTCTCACACAAAGCACTCTCGTTGGTTTCTGCCATGCTCTTAGCACAAGTATCTGAGCTATAGACCAACTTTTAGCACCACCTCTACCTCCATGGGCCACCAAATAGCGATATTTAGGGTCTAAGAAAGGTTCAAACTGTTTCGTTATTTGTAGCTCAATGTTCAATTCGTTGTTCCTGTTCTTCTTCTTCCTGTATTGCTGCATCAACTACAGTAATAACTACATTGTTCTCTTGCTGCCCTGTCTGGTGTAGGTTCACATCCTTAATGTCAGCGTAACCTCTATCCTTTAGAACCATTGGAGCAAACTTATTCAAAACCACTGGGTTTCTATCTTCAAAGACTTGCTTATTAATCTCATCTTCCCATCTATCTTTAAGTGCTTCTCTGGCCTGTTCTATTGCTACATCAAAGCTGTCACTTTCTTTTAACCACCTATAGTAAGTCTGCCTTGTTATATCTACAGCTTTACAGGCTTTACTCACGTTACAATAGCTATTTACGTAAGCATTAACAAACTTAACCTGATTGTCTTTTAATCCATCCCCAATAAGGATAGGTAATTCTTTGTCCATCTACATCATTACTCTTTGAAACCCATACAGCCATAATGCTATGTAGCTTACAGCCCAAACTTCTATAATGAATCCAATTGT